CTATTTTTAAATATTGTACTCTGTTGTCTTTAAGAGATTTAATACGAGATTCATGCATTCTTGTAAAAATATCTATAGCATAAATTTTAGCATTAGGAAAATAATCTAACCAAACAGCTATACTTCGTCCTTGATCTACACCTATTTCTAATATATTAATTGGTTCATTTCTTAATTTTTTAAAGTCAGCTTCATAAATTTCATCATATTTTAGGTCTATACCTTTAAGGCATTTATGTTTTAAAAACAATTCATTTAAAGTAGACATTTGTAATTTGTCTAATTGTTTTTGCCATTCCGCCGCATCTTTGTTTGACATTATCATTATTTTTGTCCTATGAATGTATGATCTGACCAAATATTTCGTCTACTTTCAAATCTATAACTTTTTTTATCACAAACAGCATCATTTGTTATCCAAGATTCAATAAATTTAATATTACATTCCTGAGCTATTGATTCAAAACTGTTAGCCATGAAACGCCAACAATCTATATCATCATGATTTGGTCCTGTGCTTGGTGCTATTATTATCATATATCTATTTGGTTTTATAATTCTTTTTATTTCAGTCATCATTTTAAAAGGGTTCCTTACGTGTTCTAATGTTTGCCCAGATACTACTAAATCTATTGAATTATCTGCAAATGGTAATTTGTATTGTTCTGGCATAATGTGAGTAACACCAGGACCTTCATTGATGTCAGCAACGTAATAATGTTTGTATACGTCTTTAAAAACTTTTTGATAAGATCTAACAGGTATTTGTTTTGTTCCTCTACCACCTACATCTACTATTGTTATATTATTTCCTAGATCAGGTATTTTTGTTTTTGCTAAACGCATATTTTCCATTGACGTAGGGTGCATTATATCTTTACCTCAAATTGATCTAAATGAAAATTATTAAATTCATAACCTGTATCAGCAATAAACTTATCTACGGCTTTTTTTACATTTGGTTTTTTATCTCCATAATCATCACCAAATAAAGTTCCTCCTGGCTTAATAAATTTTACAGCATTAATTAAATCATAATAACAACCTTCAAAGCTATGACTAGCGTCTACATATATCCAATCTAATTTTTCTTTAAAACTTTCAAACCATTCTTTAGTTGACATACGATAAATTGTTACAGGACTATTTTTAAATCTTTCAACAACACTATTATAAATTTTGTCATAGTATTTTTGAAAATCTTCTGGATTATTAGACTTTACAAGTATAGAATATCTATCAAGATAGGCTTGGTAATTACCAAATTCATCAGAGTTTTCATATGGTATAGTACTCCAACTATCTACTAAATGTATGTGTTTTGCATTGTTTAGAAATTTTACAGAACTATCTCCTCGCCATACACCTAATTCTGCACCAATGCTATCTTTAGGAATTCTTATCCAGGTTTTATCTGTACCTGGATTTTTACCGAACATCATTATTTTTTCTCCGCTATAGCGTAAAAAGAATAATTTAAATCGTATCCATCAGTTACACATATGTTATGAAAAGGTCTTGCTTTGAAATAGTCTCTTAAATATTTAGGATCTAGTATATGAATATGTTTTCTATTATTCCAAGGTCGCCAATATGTTTGTTCATAATGAGGCAAATATAAAAACATAACTCCACCTGTTTTTAAATGTTCAGTCCAATAATCTAATGCTCCTACCCAATCATCTAAATGTTCTAAACAATGTGAAGAAAAAATATAATCATATTTTTTGTTTGGAAGATTTTCTGCATACCATTCGTCACCAAATATTTTATCTATAGGTGTAGCTCCAGGTAAAGCCCATTCCTTTTTATGACAACCAATGTCTAATCCTTCGCCTTTACAAAGTTCTTTTGCAAATGAAAATGCAAATTTTGAAGCAAAACCTTCGGCTTGTAATCTGTAAAAAGAATTACCATTATGATTTATTGTGTCTATACTCATACAAATTTTTCGTTAACTTTGGAACCGTTTTTATGAAATCTTAATAAATGATGTTCCCATTTTCCTTTTTTATTAGTATATATGTAGATGTTTTCTGGTTTAAAATATAGTTGAGCTAAATGCATATAGCCACTATCTACACCTACATGAAAGTCTGCATTTGCCATTGCATACCCTATATGTTTTAATGATCTTCTTAATTTTCCTTGAGCTTGTCCACCAACTACAAGAACTTCATAACCTTTCTTTTTAAAAGAATCATGTATTTCAGAAATTTGTTGACTAGATAGCATTCTGTTTTTAGAACCTGCGTCCCATTGTACAGTTATAAATTTTTTAGGTATTTTTACTTCATGACTCATATCATCTGCTGGTAAACATGGATACCCGCCATTAAGATAATCGTCAGCCCAAAAGAAAGGTTCTACTACTTGTTGTACTCTATGACTATTAGGAAAATCTTTATAATAATGTCCAATACATTTTCCTTTTAGTTGTGTAATATAATCTACAAATTCTTTATCTCCTTTAAACCACTTGTCGTGACCTTCTACAAAAATTTTATTTTTTGGAAACAAAGAAATACATTGAGCAAGGGTTCCTGGTTTATCTTTATTGTATTTGTCTTTGTCTAAATGCATTGTGACTTGATCGTTATGTGCTTTACCGTACAAGTAAGCTAAAAGAATTGTATGTATTGCATCACCAAATCCTGGCATTGTATAACGTAGATTAGGAATTCTAGTACTCATTATTCTGTTTACTATGTGTATCATATTAATTTTAATAATCTTTCTATTTCGTTTCCTTTGTTAGGTAATAAATCTTTTAAAAAGAAATGTACAAAGTGTGCTTCTTTTAATTTATAATCGTGTACTGCTGTATATAAAGCATTCCATTTCCAATCTAAAAATTTAGTATTCATTTGTGATTTTTTAACCCACCAATTTAATAACATTTGATCCGTTGACCATTTATAAAAACCTACTCCATCAACAAAGTCTTTAAACTCTGGACGTGTTAGAAATTGTTTTGGTGTTTCATTATTAAGATATTTTAACATACTTTTGTTCATTAACATTAAACCCATATTAATAAATTTTGCTCCATTATCGTTCCATTCCCATTCAACGTCTTTTAAATTTTGAAAAGCATTTTTAGAATATTTTCTTATTTTGTTAAAATATTTTTTTGTTAAAGGCATTTCTCTTTCCACAACACCACCAAAATCATATTGTTGTGGTAGTTCATCAAATACATTAGGTGCAGTATCTTTAATGTATATGTCACTGTCAACTATACATACTTGATCGTATGGTTTTAAATATTCAAATGCATTTTCTTTTTCAAATATAGGAAGGTAACCTAATCGTTCAACTGCTTCTTTACTACGACCCGTTCTATTTAAATCTGGTCTAATTCTCAATTTAGGTTCCCTTAATATAATATGATCTATATTAAATTTTTTACAATAATTTGCTACACTTTTAATACAAATTTCATATAATATATTTTGTTTACCTACAGCAACTTGAAAAATTAATCGTTTCATTTTAAATCCTTTGTAAAGCTAAATCTTCTTTGTTTATATGTTACTGCTTTATTTGTATCAAACTTAACATCTACTATACCATCATTTAACATCCAGTCTGCCGGCATAGCACCATTAAGTTTAACCCAGTCTATTATTTTTTTAGCACCTTTTGGTTTAATTAGATATGCTCTTGCACCTTCCCACCATTGTCCTGCGACAGGTTTTGCTTTATTAAATCCTTCTAATTTAATTACATCTTTAAATTTATATTGTTGTGCCATAGGCTTTTTAAAAATTACATCGTGTTCAAATATTGCTATAGTTTTATTAGTATGATAACAATAGTTCCATAATTGGAATTGACTTAAAAAGCAACCGGCTGTGCCTGGTCTAGACATATATCTTTTGCATTTTTTATTTTTTTCATATATTGTTAAACCATAATATTTAAGAGTTTCTTTTTTGCCATCTATGCCAGGAAATAATTGTAAATTCCAATTATATTTTTCTCCAGATTTTAATGCTTCATTACTCCATTCAACACTATTTTTATGATTAGGCAAATAAATTATGTAACCTTGTATTTTCATTTGTTAAGTAAATTTCTCTTTCTATCTTCTGTACAATTTAAAATATATTCTTTTCTTGCTTTTTCATCTAACCAATTTGCTCTTACATCAAGGTATCTCCAATTATTTTTCTTTTTACCTTTTGCTGTACTGAATATATCTGCAGGTTTAAAACCCCAAGCATTCCAATGATAAGGAATAGATTCAAATTTAAATTTACTAAAAACTTTTTTTAATACAACTTGATCTATAAACCAATAAATTTCTCCTGCAAAAGTTTTAGTCATTTGTTCTGCTAAATCAGTTTTAAATTTAGAACCTTCTTTTCCTGTTCCAGGCGTTATACAACTTGCAATTAATGTACTAGGATCTTTTGGTTTTCTCATTGCTGATGGTGAATTTGTAATTTTTTCAAAGTCATCTATAGTAAATTTTTTACGACAAAGTCCGTCAGCATCTAATTGTAATACATATTGGTAATCACTAAAAAGTTCTTTCATTCTAATAAATCTTGCACTAGCAAAATATATTTTTTGTTTGATTATTTTTTCACTATTTGTATTGAGTAACGTATGACTTCTTTTTTTATAATAATCATTACTAGATAATTTTAAAGTCTTTAAAAACTTATCAGTAACAAATTCATATGAATAAGTTATATTATTGTTTCTGCCTATAAATTTATTAATGGTAACTTCTTTGTTATTAAATAAAATATGTACGTGAATAGATATATGAGGATTATAATGTGCCGTGCTTTTAACCAAATATATTCCGTGGTTCTCCCAATATTTTGGATCACAACTAAAATATATTATGTGTTGTCCTAAACAAACGTCACCTTCTAATTTTGGTAATTTGAAATCAGTCATGGTTATTTTTAATATTTATTTGGAGGGAGTTTGGTGGAAGGTGTTAAACGGTTGCGTCTTCCATACCAGCAACTCTTAACTTAACTATGTTAGTTAATTGCCACTGCTTTTGGTCTAATCCTTTGGTCACTGCTAACCATTTATTACGCAATAACGCAAATTCATTAATAATTTTTTCGTAATCTACAACGTCTGGTTCACCATCTACGTATTTTTCTACGTCTCTACTAGACAATGCTCTTTGATAATTTTCTAGATATTTTTTGAAAAATTTACTTCTTAATCTTCTTAATTCTATGTTTAAGTATTCTAATATTGCTTCTATTTCTTGTAATTGATGGAATCTATTTTCTACTACACCAGGTAAATCTGCTGATTGTTTTTCAACATTACCTTTAATTTTTATTTCATATCTTGCACTTTGTAATTCAGTTTCAAAATGTTTGATTGCTTCTGGTATTTTACTAACGTCTCTTGCTATTATTGTATACCAATTTGACATTAATAATCCTCTAATTCGTCGTCGTGTTTATCCTCATTATCTACATCTAAATAATAATTTATTGCATCATCTAATGTATCGTCATGACCTATTGCATCTTGTAATTCTTCGTCTGGAACTCCGTAGTCTGCTAATAAATCAACATACTTTTCTGCAATTACTTCTATTTGTTTTTGATCTAGATATTCTTTAAAGAACTGCCATAGCTCTATTACTTTGTTAGAATCAAGCATAGTTTACTCCGTTTCTTCTTCAATTTCTTTTGCTGTTGGATTATCTTGCATTTGGTCAAAATCATCCATTAACATCTTTAATTTATCTCCGGTCCACGCTTTTCTATACTCTAAGTGCTCTTTTCCGTCAGGTCCGACGTACTTTAATCTATTACCCGACTTGACTAAAATACCTTTTTTCTCAAATAAGTCTACTAATCCACTGTTAGGATCCATACCTGTATCATATGGAATTTTAACTTGTACTGCTTCAAATGGTTTAGCAAATCTTGTTTTCATTACTTTACAAGATGCTCTAATACCACGTACATCTGTTATTTTATTACCATCTTCATCTTCTTTTAACTTTAATTTTTTCATTGCAATTACAATACTTGATGCATATACAAATCCTTGTCCACCTGATATTTTATCATCTGGGTCAAACATATCTTGTGATGCGTAAGTATGATTTGTTGCAACAAGTCCGACATTCCAACTACCAAACATATTAACACAATTTCTTACAAGTGCTGTTAGTGATTTTGCTTTTCTACCTAAATCACCTTTCATATCACCTTTCTCAAATTGATCAACATCAGTTGGTGTTAATAACATACCTAAACTATCAACTACAAATAAAATTTTTGGTGCATCTACTTTATTATCTGCATATTGTTCTTTGTAATCTTTCATAAATGTTGATATAGTTTTTGCTACATCATCTATCATAGATAAACTTAATTTTAAAAGTTTTTTCTCATCTGTATCTACGTTAAGTGCTTGTAACCATTTTTCATCTAAAGCATTTTCTGAATCTATTAAAATTACAAAAATTCCTTGATCTTGTGCCGCTTTAACAATATTACCTGATGCTATATAAGATTTACCTGCTTGTGGTTCACCTGCTAATACTGTAACTTTTCCTAATGGAACACCTTTATTGAAATCTCCTGATATTAGATAATTTAATGCATAATTACCTGTGCTTATCCAATCTGTTGGATCTGTAAATCCTATACCTAATCCTGTTATACTTTTTGTTAAATTTTTTCTGAATTTTGATGCGTCGAATGCCTTATTTGCCATTGTTTATCCTATATTAAGATCCAGATAATTATTACTACTAACAATATCCAGGCAGGAATTTGTTTATATAATATCCAGTCTATTATTTTTTTAATTTCTCTTTTCATAATATTTCTATAGTGGGGAACTAGCCCCCACCATATTAATTAAGTTACTTTTGTTGTCTTGCTCTAATCATCGCTAAAATGTCTTCAGCCTTACTATTCTGTTTATTAGTATCAGCATTAGACTTAGGTGTTTCCTGAACCGTACTTTTTTTAGGTTCTGGTGTAGTCGCTTTTGGCGTTGCTACTGGATCACCTGTTCTTGCACTAATACCTGCTGGTCTAAAGTATTGACCATATTTTTCTTGGTCATATGCTTCGCCATCCACAGATGCTTCAAACATTTCTTTGATTACTTTAACGTCTACTTCAGATGGTTTCTTTGGAAGAAAGTCGCTCAAGTTCCACAAACTATGTTGTTCAACAGCTTTATTTTCTTCTTCAGAAAGTGGTCTTGATTTTCTTGACCAAGTCGAAGTTGAATAATCTGCATAGCCACCTTTGCTAGTTTTGATTATTCTAAAATCAACACCGTTTACTGAATCCGTTGGCAAATCTTCCATGTCTGGGTCCATTAATGCACCTTTGATAATTTGGAAAATTTGTGGTCCAATTATAAATCTTCTAATTGGATTTTCTGGTGTAGTTTCCTCATTTAAAGGATTTGTTCCAACAAAACCTTGAAAGATATAAGATCTTTTCTTCCAATATTTTCTTCCCATATCCTCTAACTTGGGATCTTTAAACCATCCTCTAACTTCTGATAGTATAGGACAAGATTCTCCATACATTTCCATACATGGAACTTGTACCTGTACCGGTTTAGAGTCTGTTTCACTTTTTATGCCTTGGAAAGGTAGTTTAATCATTAAACGTTCCTTCCAGAAAAAAGTGTTTTCTTTATTTCCATCCGGCAAGAAACGAACAGTTGCCTGCTCTCCTTCTTTCAGATTCCAAAATGGAAAAATGGCGTTGTCTCCGCCTGATCGGCTTCCGCCGCCTTGTCGTGCTTCTTGTTCTTTAAGTTTTGCACGAATGTCTGCTAATGTTGCCATAATATAAGCCTCCTATTTTTAGCCTTTGTTAATTGTGCCTTATTGTTAATGTAGCACAAGACAAACATAATGTCAATACTATATTAACTCTAATATTTAGTCAAGTATTTTTTTTGGATATGATTTTAGGATTAAACGCCAGCCAATTTTTTT